GCTGTTTCATAGCCCATCGCCTTCAGTATTCTCTTCAATTGCTCAGAAGGATTCATAAGCTCGACAATAGTTGCTCTCACGGCGGTAACCGCTTCATCAGTTTTGAGACCTCGTGATGTTAGAACTCCCAGAGTAGCTCCCAATTCTTCAAGATTTACTCCTAACTCTGCTGAAAGTGGAATTGCTCTACCAAGAACTGCACCTAATTCTCCCATTGTAGTTTTACCCAGAACAACAGTTTGGAATAATGTATCGCTAACTTCTTCAGCTTTATCTACTGAAATGTTGTAAGCATTCAAAACTGTTGTAAGCAAATCAGCAGTGACACTAACATCAGTCACACCTGCAACAGCACTTCTTGCAGCAACATCCAAGAGTTTTGCCGAAGCTGCAGCATCTCTAAACCCTGCTGAAACTATATCATATCTTGCTTTTGTCAATTTATCAAGAGCTTGGCCTGTCTTTTCAGCCAAATCCATTAGCTCTTTTTTCATTCCCTTGATTTCGTTTTCTGTAACACCACCCAATAGAGTAGTTATCTCAGCAACACCTTTATCAAAATCCATAGCCATCTTGACAGCTGAAGCTCCTATACCTGAAACTGCCATACCAAATCCAATTGCAGCCCTTTCCAGCTTCTTAAAATCAGAACTTATTCGATTAGCAACTCCTCTAAAACTGCGAAGACTGGACTCAGCTTTTGCTAAACCTCTATTCAGCTTTGTTGCATCTACACCCAAACCAACTACTAACTCACCGAGAAATGCCAATCTTTACTTCCTCCTTTTCTTTCTAACTCCAGACAAGCTCTCAAGTATTCTTTTCATTTCTTCGACCGATTGAACTGGTTTAACAGTTTCCTCTTCCCATTTTGGCATAAAATCCGCTGGTGTATAGGTTCTTATAGGTTTACCTTTAGTTGCAAAACTGTTTGCTATATTAGCTATCAGTGAAGCCAATATCGCCATTCTCAAATCCCCTCGCATTTCACCAATAGGTTCAAGCCTGTCATAAGCTTTCCATTCCGTTACCTGTTCACTTGTCAATTGCTCTAACAGAATATCTGGATGTGCATACCCTAACTCTCGGCAGAGTCGGAAATAGAACCTCCGCTCTGGCCGTTTTTTAAGTTTTTTACCAGTCTCTCCTCATCCTGAATAGTAATAGCATTCAACCTCTGAGCAACCTCTACTATCTTTTCCAACTTTGCTGCAGTCATATTCTGGCTTAGCATTTTGTAATCTTCAGGTCTTAACAAGTTATTACCGTTCTCATCACAAATAGTATTCACTGCAAGCTTAGCTCTGAAATCTTCCAAATCTCGCTCGTAACTGGTAGAGCCGTCTGGATTTACTTTAATTTTAATCAAACTTTGTTCAAACCTGTCACGTTCCCTACCGCTCATCTGCCTAACATAGACATAATCACCATTACCCAAATCCACTTTCTCAATTTTGAACTTGTCTCTTTTTAGCAAGTCTTCACGCTTTAGAAGTGGCATGATTAGCCCTCCTCTCTTTTAGTTGTTTAACTATACTCACCAGGTGATTCACTACCACCTGAACCCAGGTACGGTGCACCTGAAATCTTAATTGTTACATCTACTGTTACTTTCTCATCAATTGGTGCAGACAACGGCATTTCAGTAACCAGCCCTTCAAATTCAAATGTAGTATTAACATCATCAGGAAGCACTATTTCGTAATTCTGAAGAGTGTTGCTCTCGAAATCATTAAACAAGAGTTCATAACCTTCTCTGGTGAACAGCATAGTGAATGTTACAGAACCACCATCTCTCAAACCACCAATGAATTTTCTATAACCATCCGTGTCTGCATAAGTGGTTACATCCACTGTGTCTCTTGAGGGATTCAAGGGAGTTATACTTACAATATTGCCTATTGTCTGCCAAGAACCCCCACTTGAATCCCATCTTTTTAATTGAGTGCCTAAACCTATTATTGCCATAGCTTCTCTCCTTTCATTTTTGTTTTTGCATATCAAATGTAGTTACAAACTCTGCTCTGTTGTTCTCATCCCATCTCAGAAAAGCAGGTTCAACTGTACATTTGATTAGCTTATACTCACTACTATTTACTTCTACATAGTGTTTCCCGTGCAAATATTCCCGAATACTATTAATTATTTCCCAGCCTTCCTTATACCCGTTATTTCTCACAATCACCTGAACTGATGGATATTCATAAACCAATTCGTTTCGATAATCCAGTCCTGGTTCTCTACCTGGCACATCTATAAGAACTACACAATTATCAGGAGTTGCAGGCATTCTGCCTATAAATAAGTTTGTGCCAAAAGTCAAGTTTAACCCTGCATTCACTAATAAATCTTTCAAATCCTCAGAAGCCATACTCATACTTTAGCTTCCTCCCTTATGATTTTCAAAATATTGTTGTAATTAGCCTTCAAGGCACTTTCCAGAAACTTTGCACCTGATTCTGGTCTTTTGAATTCTTTATGCGTTGCCTCATGAACATAAAACGCATAATTGGCTGTAAATCCCATAAGTAAAGCTGGTTCTTTTTTTACACTCAAAGCAGTTCTGTACCGTTCAATAGTTTTAGAATGTTGCAAAGCCATCTCTGGTGCTTTCTCACCTTTGAATTCTGGATTTTCGCCTTCCTCTATTCCAGTTAAATTGGTCAATATAAACCAGCTTGCCCTCAAATTGCCTGTATCCACTGGAATTGTGGGTGAATTAAATTCCATATGCCTACGTATTTCTATTGCCGAACTAATCATGCCTTTCATGGTTTTATTCTTTATCTCCTTGATTTCCTGATTCAAATTCTTCAACACTGTTTCCAATCCTGTCACATTAGTTTTCACTTCGCTCATAGATACACCTTCCTAAAATATTTCTTACCTTTAACATCTGGTATTTTGTCAAATCGCTTAATCTCAAAAGCACCATCAACTAATTTCGGATTGTTTTTCTGTTGTTCTGTCAAATCACCTAAACTGCCTAAATACAAAACACCACCTTCATCTACATCTCTGTCTACCTGCACCTCAGCTCTACAAACAATCTCTTCACCATTCTTATCTTTTACAACCTTTACACTATCCACCCATCTACAACTAATCTCTATTGGATCATCATATGTATAGCCTCCATATCCATCAGGTTGAGGACTTGCCCAATATACTGCTGTCTGGTTCAGATTACGTTCTGGAAACTTCATGTTGTCTCCCAATCAGTATCGAATGGTATTGCATATATACTTGCTCTCTTTTGCCCTAATCTCCTTGCTAACAAACCTGTTGTGTCTATCAGTTTACACTGTTGCCCGTATAGAGTAGCATCTAATCCTATTCCTGTCTTACCTTGATAAGTTATTTTAGCATCCTTTACACCTTCCTGAACTGGTTGCAATTCTCTTGTACAGGCTATCAGATGAGCAGTTAACCACTTTTCCAAACTTGCTAATTGGTCAGAAGATAGTTCCGAATTGCCTGAAAATACATCAGTAATAATCAGGTTAGCATCATTGATAAAAGCTTCTATTATAGAATCACTCAAATCTGTATCTATTATCTTTTTAACTTCTTCAACTGTTGTTCTTGCCATTTTCTAACCTCTCCCTTGCTCTCCACAGACGTGGATCTACAAAGTTTAGTACCTCTGAATTCCATTTTAATCCAAGCCATTCAATAGTCTCATACATTTGCTGATAGTTACCTATTACCATCCTTTCTGCCCACACTATCTTACAATTCAGACCAGCTTCTATCATTTCCCTAAACCTTGCCAAGTATTGATTTACCCACCAAACCCAACCTTCTCTGGAATTCTTAGCTCCTACTTTCTTACAAATTTCAAAATCACTAAAAGCTTTCATATATCCTGTTTTCAAACAGGAATCTGCAATATCACCGGTACGTCTCCTCACTATTACCCATTTAGCGTTTGGAAAAGCATAATCCCAAACTCTCCAAATCAATCCCATCGTATTATCTTTAAGCATCCATTTTTTATCCTCTGTATATCCGTAACTAAACAAAATATCCAATACTTTTTCCTTCCAATCGGTAGGTATAACCACTTTGTCTGGCAATGGATACTGCCCTGTTGGGTCAGCTCCTATTTCCAAAAAGTATGGTTTCACCAGTTCTTCATATATCACTTTATTGTCAAACATGATTTTGTATTTAGGGTCGAGTATTTCATTTCCTTCCTCATCTACAAAATTCAAATCGAAAGCTCCGCATAGTTTGATAGCTCTGGCTACCATAGTAGTGCCTGACCGCTTACATCCTGTTACAAATATTGGTGACTCAACATTACTCCACATCTCTTACCTCACACAAGTACCAATCCAGCACAAAACAAAGCCCCTAATACGTCACCAACACAATCATATAGATATCTTTCTTTTGAACCGTATATCTCAACTACTTTTCTCAAGCTTCTTTTGTATTCAATAGCAAATTCATATCCCTCCCATACAATAGCTACAATAGCTATAAAGAAAAACACTGTCCAATCATTCTGAACAAAAAGCTGGAATATTCTGGCTAATATGCCGCCTGCAAGTATATGAAACCAGACCCAATAGTTTTTACAAAACCCATATTCTATCAACTTCTTAAACATCATTTATTCTCCCTCCCAAAATTGCTCTTTCAATATCACCTTCACAATACCTCACAAACATAATCTCAATAACCTTAGTGTCCGTCAAAGCTCTAAACTCATGCCATATACCGGGTTTGATTTGTATAGACTCACCAGGGTGCAACACTATTGCCTTCTTACTCTTGTCTATCTCCTCAGTCACTATTTCCAGCACGCCTGTGATTACATAGAACAAATTATATTTTTGTTTATGTCTATGCCAACTGCATCTGTAACCGTTCACTACATCCAAAACGTTAACTGTACAATAATTGTCTTTCCAAAGTATAGTTCGTTTGCCCCATATTTTCAACTCACTCAGCATCTCGTGACCTCCTTGCATGAAAAACATACAAACCTGGCAATAAATATATTTTATATCCAGCTTCTCTCAACCTCTTACAAAAATCCCAATCAATAAAGTATATATCATTCCTCACATTCCTGAACTTCACCTTTTGCCATGCTTTCTTGTTTACCAGCATAAACATACCCGCTATTTTGTGAGTGTCAAGCTCTACTAACTGAATACCGTACTTTCTGAACAAATAGTTTGCTATTTTTATATGATTACGAATATCGTAAGAATTCAAATAGATTTCAGCTTTTTGAGGTGGGTTCTTCCCTGCTACTTTATAGCAAACACAAGTAATCAATCCTGCTTTTTCATCAACTCTATTCACTACTTCCAACAATATATCATACCAGTTCTTATTACAAGCTATGAAAACATCATGGTCAAGTAATAGTACCCAATCGGACTTAGCAGTCTCCATAGCTCTATTGTAAGCCAATGCCAAATTACCAGGTTCGTATGGTATTTTTACCTCAATAAACATGATTCCTCCTGATAAAATAATCATTCTTATAACCTGGTATCGCTGGTAAATACTTGAACTTGCCCTGAAATACTACTGGAAAACTTAACTGGTCTCTTATACTGAATACCAATATATGTTTCATCCATTCTCTACATAATCTTCTCACCTCTTTAGTATTTCTTCTTACTATTACTCCACACATAGCTAAACCATTATGTTCTGGATAGCCATTCAGTCGGTAATATTTCATTTGCTTTTTGATTATCTCTGGATTGTCCTTTTTCTCTTTTATGCAAATTTCCGCTTCCTGATATATACAATCTCTATCTCTTGGATGAGGAAATACTCCAATGTCATAAGGTTTAGTCATATCAATCAAATCATCTTCTTTGACTTTCAAGAATATATTTCCATCTACCCAGATACTCCATTCCGATTGGATAAACAACCAGAATAGCACTTTGTAGATTTTTGCTGCCAATATTTTGTTTTTCATCCCGAAATCATCTGTAAAGCACTTAACATCTTGCCTCATCCTGTCCTTGCCTCCCGTGATAGCTGTATATACCATTTTTCAATATCTCCTTCAAGCTAACTTTTTCAAACTCTTGAATAGCACTATCAGGATTGACATTGTATATTTTTAGACCCAATCTCTCAGCATCCGCTTTTATGAATGGAAACCCTTTTAAATGCTTCTCAAATACCGTTTTACTTGTCTTTTTCCCATATTCGTTGTGCCAATGCGTTTGATTATCCACTGGTTTCATATCAAATCCTAACAAGAATACCGTTTTTACACCAAAATGATATGCCAGATTGATAGCACAAGCTCCTGAATTGTAATTCCAGCTTACTTTATACTTCTTATCACTCAATCCGTAAGGCTTTTCTCTATCACGTTCCACGTATTTTACATCCTC